TGCCATAATGTTTTCAACACCCTTCTTTTTTTCTTGTTACACCAATATCCGTAGTAACCTGTTATTACTTTTTTAGTTCGTGTTTTCATTTTCTTCCTCTATTTGTTTCCAACAGTTATTAATCCATCTAGAAATTTCTTTACTTGGAACATAAAGCAAAGCTGACATCAAAGCCATTTTAATTTCATAGTTAGGAGTTTTTGTCATAGACAAATTTTCCATGTATTTATAAATTAAACCTTGTTTTGATAGACTTGTATTTTTCATATTTCCTTCCCTTCTTCACAAACTCTCCAACCATAAATAGAACTATTATAATGAACATATTTTTTATAATCTGACCATTCTGTATAATAAAGTTTAGCCATAGCATAAGCACTATCTCTATCATGGTGTAAAGTTAAATCTGTTTCAGATTTATTTCTGCTTAACAAATCATCTGCCATTCCATGTATTAAAGATTGCTGAAGAACCACTGGTAATTCAGAAAACTTTAAGTTGTTTTTTATTACTGTTATTTTTTCTTTCATATTTTCCCTTTATGTTTTGTTTATATAAAATCAATATAGTTATATAAATATTAATATCAACTATAAAATGACAAAATGTGGATAATTTATACAAGAAATATATCAATTAAAACAATGACTTATTCGTTGCTATTTTGTTCTCTTTTTGATACTAGGGATTGTGGGTAAGTGCCTTCCCTTACCCACGTTATATAACTAGGAGAAATAATGCCAATAATTAAAGGTTATTCTAAGAAATCAATAAGCAAGAATATAAGCAGGAGAAATAATGCCAATAATTAAAGGTTATTCTAAGAAATCAATAAGCAAGAATATAAGCCGAGAAATGAAACGTGGTAAATCACAAGCACAATCTGTGGCAATAGCTTTATCAGTTGCTAGAACTGCAAAGAAAAAAGCAAAGAAATATAAATAGTGCAAATTCGGAAGGCAAACATAATTTATTCTGTTAAGCATCAGAAGTTCGTAGCTTCTTTTCCATGTGTAGTTTGTGGGAACGATACTCAAGTTCAATGCTGTCATATTCGTTCTATTCCTAAAGTAGGTAATGTAGGCAAAGGGATAAGAGATGATAGGTTCTGTATTCCAATGTGCTTTACTTGTCATACCCAACAGCATCTTATTGGCGAATTAGAGTTTTTTGAAAAATATAATATAAATCCTATATTGATTTCTATGAAGTTAGCTAGTATATCTCCTTGTAATAAAATTAACCAATCCAAACAGGAAGGAAGTTACAATGGCAAACTTGACTATCGGCAACATATCCGAAATAACAAAAAAGGTTCTTTGCAATCCTAAACTTTATAAAGAATTAGATTTTTTTCAAGTTCCACATAATAAAGTTTGTCTAGCAGTCATTAGAGAACTAACTAAGTTATCTTATAATGAAATTGGCAAAGCATATAAAAAATCTTGGTTCACAATTTATTCTGCTGTTAAAGATACAAACAAAAATGGACTTAAATCATTTACAGCTAAAGTAATTGATCTGGTCAAAGCAGAAGTTAAATGACTGAAGGTTGGATAGCTTTACATAGGAAGATTTATACATCTAGCGATTTTAAAAATCAGTTAGAGGTTTCTATATTTATTTATTTACTTACAATGGCTTCGCATAAGCCAATCCAAGTTATTTATAGAAAAAAGAAACTAACTTTAAATAGAGGTGAAGTTTCAATAGCTTATAGAGATTTGGCTAAAAAATTTAACATTTCTAAAGATAAAGTTAGAACTGTTATTAAGAACTTAGTTGAATCAAATAACATAAGACAAACTTTGCACAAACGTCTTAGCATATTTAGCATTGTAAAATATAGCAAATATCAAGATTTGCCAAAATCTCAAGACAAACTTTCCCACACAGAACAACAACCATATACTAATATACTATATAGTAGTAAAAATAATGATATAAGTCTTAGCAATATGACTAATACACCAAAGAAAATTACTATTCCTTCCTTGCAAGACTTAAAAACTAAGATCATTGAGAAACCAAGAGAAAAGAACGAGTTTGAAATTATGCGTGAAAAACTTGACGCAGAAGATTACGAAAAATGGGTTCTGCACACATTAAACTCTTGAAATAAAAGAACAATCTATTATAAATACAAATAACTACGTAGGTTTGGGTGGGCTTAGTTCCCACCCTTTAAAAATTATATATTTACTTAATCCTAAAATAACATTACTGATTCGCCATTAACTAACTGGAGAATGTAGTTATGGAAAAAACAATAGAAAAAGCTTTAAAGCAATTAGACAAAATAGATGATTTAGTTGCAAAGCTAAGAGACCAACTAGAATCTGCCATTGATGACTACGCAGAAGATGATTCTTATGATGATTCTAACGAAGATGCGTATTCTGATGATGATGATGAAGATTCTGACGAGGAATAATCTAATTAGATAAGCTGTAAAGCTGGAAGGTTATCAAACCTTTAACAATGAACTCAAAAATACTTAGTATAAAACTATGGGACTATTCTATTGTGTGTTTATTCTTGTCTTTGGTTTTTGTGTGTGGAACATTTTTTCCGAACTCTAGCACAAAAGAAAAGATTAGAAACAACACCATTGAAGAAATTAGGAAGATAGGTTTCTTTGAACCTAAAGTAGAAAATATGTCTAGCGAAAGGTTTATTGAAAGCATGAAGAAATGTATTGCTTTTCATAACCTAGACATAAGAAAGGAAGAACAAATACCAACTTCATTAATCATAGCACAGGCAATAGTAGAATCTAATTTTGGAACTTCAAGATTTGCTAGAGAAGGTAATAATTTATTTGGAATTAGAGTTTGGTCTAAAGAAGGAATGTTGCCACTTAAACAAGACCCATCAATAAATTGGCGAGTTAAAACATATAAAACTAAATGCCAGTCAGTTAAAAGCTATATACTGACAATCAATGAGAACCATCACTATCAAGAATTTAGACAAATGCGTCAAAGAACAAAAGACCCAATGAAACTAGCAGATGCCTTAGATAATTTTAGCACTAGCAAAGAATATGCAAATCATGTTAAGCAGATACTAATTAAATACAAAGGCAAAATATAATGGCTAATGAAACTACATCAACATCACTAAACAAACTTTATACAAACAAAGTTAAGACTAAAGGTACTTATAGAGTTTACAAACCAAAGCCATTAAAGATGCCGAGAAAAAAGAAATGAAAAAACCTATTTATTTAACTAAAAGACCAGCAAGACTTGGCAAACCAAAACCATTTAACACAAAAACAAAAGCTTATAAAACTGCAAGACGTTCAGCAGGTCAAAAGTTTGGCAAAAAAAACAGCTTTGTTAAAAACCTTTACATAGCAAAGAAGCTTAAAAGAAAATGACATATTTTTTTATATGCCTAGCATTGTTTATAATGTTACTAGCATTTGTTTTTTTTATAATTAGAATCTGCAAATGAGTTTACCTAACGAAATAGTCTTTGGAAGCAGACTGATTAAGTTAGATTACATTGACCACGAGGTAGCATCTAAGAAAAAGATATTCGGTGAATTTGACTGCGACAACAACACACTAACCATAGACAAATCATTAGATAATATTCAGATGACTAACACATTACTCCATGAACTTTTACACATGATACATGACGAATATAAACTAGATTTACCATTAAAAGCTGAAGAAGTAGTATGCAATAGTATAGCTAATGGAATCTGCCATGTATTATACCAAAACCAGAATTTATTAGAGTTCCTTTACAAATCGTTAAAAAAAGCTTAATAGAACATTTAACGAACATAGTCGGTTAATATGGGTAAAGATATACTAGTAATAGATGATAATAAGCCAGTACGTAAGAAGCCGTTTGCGTTTACACCACAAGTTTTAGATCAAATAGAAAAACTAGCTTCGTTAATGTGTACTCTTACAGAAATAGGCGATATTATTGGTTGTTCACACGATACCATTCAAAGAAATCAAGAAGCTAAAGAAGCAGTTAAACGTGGGGTTGCTAACGCAAAGCATACTATTAGAAAAACCCAATTTGATATTGCTACTAAACTAAATTCCAGTATTATGGCTATGTGGTTAGGCAAAGTTTATCTTGGACAAACCGATAAGATACAAAACACTGACGACAATGTTCCTTTGCCAATCTATGACATCATAGAACACGAA